GATGGTGGCGACCCTTACTATTCAGCCGTTTCGCTGATGCTCAGTATGGATGGAACGAACGGATCGACCACGTTCACGGATAGCAGTTTAAACGCACTGACGATTACGCCAACATCCGCAACGATTTCGACCTCTCAGGCTAAGTATGGTGCGTCTGGCTTTTTTAACGGGACAAGTGCTTACCTGACGGCAGCAAGCTCGGCAATCACGCTTGGGACTAGCGATTTCACGATTGAGTTCTGGATTTATCCTCTGGATGTTCGCACATTCTCTCTTTACGACTCCCGCACAAACGAAACCAATCCAAACGGCAACGGATTTGTCATCGGCACAAGTGCTTCGCAAGCATGGGTAGTTTATCAGGGGGCAAATAGAATTGTTGGGCCTACCGTAGTTGCTAACCAGTGGACTCACGTTGCGGTTACTAGGTCAGGCTCGTCGGTCAAGATGTACATCAACGGTACGCAAGTCGGCTCGACATGGACTACAACAGGCTCGTTTAGCGATGGTGCAACCTTAATTGGAACAGACTACCCCAAAAATGCAAGGTTTGTGAACGGCTACATAGACGATTTCAGGATTTCCCGATTCGCTCGCTACGTCTCCAATTTCACGCCTCCCACAGCAGCATTGCCAACAACGGCATCATCCACGGTGGCCGACCCTTACTACAATTACACATCGCTCCTGCTGCACATGGATGGGGCTGAAGGTGGCACGTCTTTTACTGATAACTCGTCAAATGCACTGACGGTAACATCGAGTAGTGTGACCACCACAAGTACCGGGGCGAAAAGCGGGTTTGGACAGGCCGGGGATTTTCCAGGCACATCCAGCTCTTCGCTAACGATTCCTGCGTCAAGCGGATTCAACTTCGGCACGGGCAATTTTACTATCGAATTCTGGTTTAATATTCCAGCAGGGGCTAGCGGGAGTCCATACGGCAAAACCTTAGTTTCAAACGAGAACAATGTTTGGTCGGCTGGAGCATTTTCGCTCTATGCGCTGGCATCGTCTACCCAGTTCAGACCTTCATTTTGGATCAACGAATTCTCTGGAAGCGTCCCGATATTAATTCCGTCCAGCGGCGACTACAGAGATGGAAACTGGCATCACTTTGCTATTGTTCGCAATGGTAGTGCTTTTGCTATGTACATCGACGGTTCACTAGCTGCAAGCGGTACGCACTCAGGGAATTGCGGATCAAGCACAAGAAATTTGATGATTGGCGACAATCTTGCAAACAACGGTGGTGACCGCAACTTCCTAGGGAAATTAGACGATCTCCGCATCACCAAATACGCAAGATACACCGCAAATTTCACTCCACCCACAACCGCATTTCCCAACGCATAAGGAGCAGTGTAACATGCAATATTGCCAAGTCAGTCCAAACGGTATCTCCAGCCCACAGTGGCTACCACAGTCATTCACGACTGTCAGCAATTTCAACGCCTTGGATGATGCATCCTTAGCCACATACGGCTATTACCCATACATTCCATCGCCCATCCCAGCGTACAACCCTGCCACCCAACGACTTGATCAGCATTTCGCAGTCAACGGCTTTACCGTGACCGACATATATATTGTCGTTGATCTGACAGCCGAAGAACAACAGGCGTACGTCATTCAAAGGCTGACTGAAATCGGTAACGGCATCGGCTCATTTCTTGATCAGGCAGTCTCTGTCAAGCAATACGATAGCATCCTCTCAGCCACAAGCTGGACGCTCTCAAACATCACGACCTACAAGTCTGAAGGTGATGCCGCAATTGCTTATCGCGACTCTATCTGGAGCTTGTTTTACGGCATGGTTCAGGCTGTTCAAGCGGGTACTCAGGCTGTCCCTACGGTGGGCGAGTTCTTTGCAAGCCTTCCACCACTCTGGCCTGTAAACAATGGCAACGGAACATCCAACGGAACAGCTAACGGGCCAATCTGATGACCTTTAGTGCCGCTGCCAAGAACTTTGTCGTACTCATCACAGTTGCAATCGTGCTGCTGTTGGTTGACCTCTTCAAATGGCAGTCAGGCGACACGACTTGGTCGGAAGCGATCTGGGAAGTCAACCAGCACAGCCTCAGCTTTGCTCTCGGTGTTGGAATCGTTCTAGGACATTGTTTTACTGTGCCGAAAGGGCTATCCAAATGACCGGACGCGAATTACTCGACTGGCTCAGGGGCAAACCCAAGCCAACCCCTGAAGAACTGGCTCAGCGAGCAGCACGGCAAAATGCAATACAGCGTTACGCTTCGGACAGCAGGCGACATGCTCAACTGGTCACCCAGCTTGTCAGCGCTCACGCCCCTGTGCTGCAAAACTACCTGGACGATCCGAATTACAAATGGAATCCATCCGCGATACCAGTGCCACCAAATCCAAGGCCGATCTAATGCCGCCAGTTGTCAATTACACCTACGCAGCACGCTTGGAACGCATCATTGACGGTGATACGGCAGTCTTGATGATTGACTTAGGTTTTGACGTGCGAACACGGCAGCATGTGAGGTTTAGGGGTTACAACGCTCCAGAGATGAACAAGACGCACGCCACAGAAGGAATTAGGGCTAAGGCTGAACTAGAGATGCTGCTTTCGGGTAAACAATTAGTGGTGACAACGACACAGAGCTTTCAACAGACATTCGCCAGATACTTGGCCGACGTGTATGTGATCCACCAGACCGGCATCGAATCAGTCTCAGAACACATGATCAAATCAGGATTCAACGTAAAACAAGGGGATTGATATGACACCAAATTGGATTGGCCAAATCAATGCGATACAAGCCAGAGCGATCATCATACGGATGGCTCTGGTGGGTACGGTTTCGGCCTTGGGTGTACTTAGTCAACACCTTGATTCCATTGTTGCGACCACCAGCCCATTGGGCATGGCTTTGGCGTTTGGGATTGCCCAAGCGATTTACTATTTAAACTCTGGCCAAACGCCACCAGAACCAAAGGTCTAATAGCATGCGGATCGAAGAGATTGTGAATCCAGATTATGGCTGGATTGTGCCTGTGGCCCAAGTCGTCACAGATAAAGCGGTGCAAGGCAGTTCGATTGATCCGTCCATCCCTCAAACGATGTATGCCACCGCAGCAATCATCTACGCCATCGCAGCGTACCGTAGGTCTCTCAGAGACCCAAAGAAGTGAGCAGTCTCCCCGCCTACCGTCTCACCGTCGAGATGACAGGCGAGACGGTTACCATTTTCCTGATGTCAGGAAAATGGTTGACAAATGTTCCCGAAATCTGTTTCGGGAACATACCCTAAACCCAAGAGAGGTAAGGTGATCCTTGTTCGCAGAGTTCATGATCTACACAGCTCAATCCTGTCAGTCTGGCCAGTGTCCAAAGCAGACAGTGACCACAACGACCACCACAGTCGAGCAAAAAGAGGTCAAGGTTCAATTCCTGCCTCCACGACCAATCAACGGCAAGCCGCGACCACCAAGATTCCTCTTGGCCAAACCTCGCGGCTTATTCAGCCCCAAAGCAATTTACATTTATGAAGTGGAAGCAAGCAAATGATCAGCAAGATCATCATCCGCCTGTTGACTCCGATTATTGTCGAGGTGATCCGCGAGATGCTCTCCAAGCTGGCCAACGGCGAACTGGTGTCTATTGACGAGACCAGTGTGAAATCGGCGATGAATCAGCGTGAAGAGTCGATTCAGTCGCAGCTTAAATCTGTTCAATGGGAGGTCGGACTTTGATCAGTCTTCTGATCGCAGTTCTGCTTGCACAACAACCTGTTCCATCGACTCTGGTTCCGCCAGCAGTCGAGGAACGGGTGGTGTTTAGTCATGCTGGATTTACCTACTTTGTGGGCAAGTCCAGTGGAAGTGTCATCGCCATCGAACAGGGTGGTGTTCGACCTGTTCCGCCACCAGTCCCTGATGAGGATGAAAAGCCTCAGCCGGTCAGTGGTATCAAGTGGTTTTCGGTTGTTGTGGATGAGTCCAAACCGGAGCAGCAAGCATGGCGTACCGATCCAGAGATTCGCAAGTTACTGGAAAGTCGTGGGATACAGTACAGATCGTACATCGCAGGGGAAGTGGACATAGATCGACTCGGGTTTCAAACAACCGTTGGTCAGATAGGTTTACCGACCGTCATCTTGCAGGATCAAAACGGCAAGATCGTCAAGTCTACGAGTCCTCAGACCAAGGATGACATCATCAAGCTGGTGGAGGTGATCAAGTGAGCAATCTGCTTGGCTGGGTGACACCTGACGGCGAGCTGAGATACCTGGGAAGTCATGAATCTACGCTCATGCTGGCCACTGGCAAACAACTCCCAGACATTCCCGAAAGCAAATGGCAAGAATTCGACCTAAGGGATGATTCAAAGTATCCCGTCAAGGTCAAGGATCAGAACGGCAAAGGGGCTTGCAATGGCCATGCAGCGGCATCCAGTCTGGAGATCGGTCGGTACATTTCTGGCGCTTTGCATGTCCCTCTCAGTCCTTGGCTCATATATGCTGATCTTTGCAATGGCTGGGACGTTGGCTCAAACATTGCGGAAGCTCTCGTTTACCTTGAAAACAAGGGCACCTGCTCTGAGCCGCTGGTTCCATATGCAACAATCAACCCTGCAAGAATTCCTGCTAACGCAAGATCTGACGCCAAACGGTTCAAAATCGAAATCGGATATCGGCTGAATACGTTCCGTGATTTGTGTATCGCGTCACAACTGAGAATGCCGTTCAACTTTTCTGTGCCAGTCAACGCCAACTTCAACACGCTCGACAAAGATGGTGTCCCAGACAACCGAGCCGGAACGCACAATCACGCTGTAACAGGCGGAGTGGGAATGAAGCGATTGCCAAACGGCAAATGGGCGATCCTAATGCAAAACTCATGGGGAACCCGCTGGGGCTGGAATGGATACTGCTGGATCACCGAGAGAAACGTAGAAGGTCGTGGATGGGACGCCTACTGCGTGAGCGCTACGGTGGCTGACCCAAACAATTTGCCTCCACTTCTTGCATAATCACAAAGTCAAGTGATAATGTAGGAAGATCTTTATTCGTGGCCCTTAACGGGCAGGCCATGAACTTATCCTTAGCCCGAAGAAAAGGTTACCGAAGCATGCAGAACTCTGAGATTGCACAGTTGCAATCCGAAGCCACCGCCCTTAAGGCTCGTGCTTCGGAACTCGTTAACAAGCAAGGCCACACCGTTGACGAGGTGGCCGAAATGGGTCGGGCGACAGCTCGCCTGGGCGAAATCAATGAAGCTGTGACCAAGGCCACAGAACGCGAAAACACCGTGGCCATTTTGAAAGCCAGCATCGAGCAGAACGATCAGTGGGCTGGACAGGTTCCTGCCTCCAATCGCCCTGGTCACGTTTACGATGTGAAGTCCACTCCTGCTGGCGGGCATTACCCACAGCCTGGCATGGTTCACCCCGGTCTGGCCAACAAGGCTTACCGACCTGAGATCGAGCCAAAAGGCGAAACCGTCGAGGCATATCTGGCGGAAGGCTATTCGCTCGACACGATTGAAAAGGCTTGTACGCCAGCTTACAAACGCGAGATCTTGAAGTTCATGCGATCTGGTGGCCGCGATTATGCAGGCGCTGGCGACATGGTACGTAAAGCCTTCACGGAAGGTGTTGCTGCTGGCACGGCTGGTGGTGGTGCGGCTCTGGTCCCAGTCCAGTGGTCCGAGCTGATCATGACGCCTCCACAGGCGGGCATGCTCCAGGACGCTGTTCGGACCATCCCGACAACCACCCTGACGACTCGTTTCCCACGGGTCAAGACGACTGACAACAAGTATCCAGCCTATCCTGTTACGGTCTCGTGGGGCGGTGAAACTCCATCCAGCCCGACCGATCAAGGATCGAATATGACTGTCGAGCAAATCGACATCAACGTTAATGAAGTCTGGGCCTATGGCCTGTTCTCGATCAGTCTTTTGGAAGACAACGCTTACGGTCTTTCCACACTGATTCCCGACATCTTCCAAAAGTCGCTGGCTGTGGCCACTGACCTCGCCATCATCTCCGGTTCTGGTTCCAGCCAGCCTTATGGCCTGACCGAATCGAGTGTTGTCACTCAGATCACTGCGACCACGACAGGCGCTGTGATCACGTACCAAGACCTTATCAACATGTTCTACCAGACCCCTCAGCAGTTCAGAACTGAAGGTGCCTGGTTGATGAACTCAGCCACGCTGGGCGCCATTGCTGGACTGGTTGACGGTCAGTCTCGCCCTCTGTTCCTGCCAAACTACGGCTTCATCGGTGCCACACCTGGTGGTGGAACCACATGGGCCAACGGAAGCCTTTTGGGCCGACCGATCATCATCAGTGAGAACGTCCCGAGCCTGTCGGCTACGGCTGGCACACTGCCTCTGTACTATGCTGACTGGAAGTCCGCCTACTACATGCTCGACCGCGTCTCTCCGACGATCAAGGTCAATGATCAACCGGCATACAAGAACGGCTCCTACGAGTTTGTGCTTCGCGCTCGTCGTGGTGGTCGTGTGGTTCAGCCTAACGCAATCCGCGTGCTGAAGAGCAAGTAAGCCCCGCAGGGGATGGGTCATGATTCTCCCGTTGTGGCCCATCCCATCTTTTTATCCGTCAGGCGATTATTATGGCCATCAGCCCGCAAGTCACATACATGTACCCACAATTGGCCAATCTGGCCCCGGGTCCACTTCAGGCTTTGGCAAACGCGGCTGAGACTTATCTGGTTCAGGCTTTAGGCCGAGAGATTTCACCAGGCACAAAAACGCAAACGTTCACGGGCAAGAATCAAACTTATTTATGGCTGACTGCGACGCCAGTTTCCGCAGTCACTTCCGTGGTCTGCAACAACAACGCACAAGACCTGACATCCCTGCACTGGGACTCTGAAGGCAGACTGACGAGACAAAACAACGGTTTCTGGAATCAGCTTCTTGGATGGGATCCCGGTATCTCAAACATCGTGGTGACCTACACGAGCGACGGTCTCGATCAAAACACACAGGACATGCTGATCGGTGCGGTGATGACATGGATGCTCGACATGCAAAACAAGTCTTCTGTCGCGTCCAGTGAGTCCATCGGCGATTACAGCTACACGCTGAACACGGCCTTCATGAAGGGCCTGCCACCTTACATTTCCACCCTGATCCAACCTTATCGCGTTTACTCCGCAGGGTGATGCTATGGCTACAAATGTCAAAATGACTTGGCGTGGCGACAAGTACAGTCAGTCGGTTCACAGGGAGCTGGTCAAGGCAATCAATCGTGCTGCGGTCAAAGTGGAAAGCACCACAAAGAAATCAATGGTTTCAGGTGCTTTCCCAGGCCAACCATCTCCCGCCGGTGAGCCGCCACACAAGCAGACTGGCGAATTGCGACGAAGCATTGATTTCCAGTTATCCAACGACAAGTTGTCGGCCAGAGTGGGTCCAAAAGATTTACTGGTCTATGGTCGGGTCCACGAGTTTGGCACCAAGGCCGAAGGTGGCAACCTTCCAGCAAGGCCGTTTTTGAGACCCGCGTTTGAAAAATGCTTGCCCTGGATCAAACAGGAAGTCTCAAAAGCGATGCAGAGAGCAGGCACAAAATGAGCCTACCATCTCACCTGCTCAACGCCACAGCAACCATATACCAAGAGACTAACGGTCAAGGCCAGTTTGGCGAGATCACGCAAACGCTGGTCAAGTCTGGTTCCACTCGATGCCGTGTGGATCAAAAGTCCAGCTCCCGGTATGTCGAGGACGGCAACTTTGAGCAAACACTGGCTCGCTATATCGTCTATCTACCGAAAGAGTATATGCAGCCTGTTGAAACTACGTTCTGGCTAAAGATCAAGGCGGATTACGGCGTGACATTCACCGGACAGGTTGATTCGGTTCGTTACCCTGGTCTTTCCGGCCATCACACGGAACTGAGCCTTGTGAGACGCACACCGTCACTGGCGGTGCCATCGTGAATAATCTCCCACAAAAAATCGCAGCTTACTGGACAGCGAATCGCGGTGCGTTACCTCCTCTATGGCTGGAGTATTCGCCTGCAACCAGCACGCCACCTGTTGCGATTTACCGCCCTGCGGGCTTTTCGAGAGACTACGCAAACGTTGGCCTGATCATGGACACCCACAGATACAAGTTTGACATGCTCGACACAGATCCTGTGGCCGCCTATGAGAATGGATTCAACGCCATCACGCTGCTTTATGCTTTCACCTGCCCCGGACTGATCATGGTCAGTGCTGAGCCGGATGACTTTGCAACCCCGTCGGAGACTGGCCAGGCGAACGTCTGGTGCTTTGGATTTAATGTCGATTTCAAGATCACGCCCAGCTAAAAGGAAACTATCATGCCCATCAAAGGCAATCCGCAAACGTTCAAAGGTGGCACAGTCCTGTTGACTCCAATCACAGCCAACGGCGTCATTCAGGCCAACGCCACCTCCATCAGCCTGATCATTAAATCCGGTTCGTTTGACGAGTCTGTCGAGTCAGCCGAGGCACCCACCAACACAGCCGGCACGTTGGTCGCACCCGGCAACGAAAAGGTTTCTCTGGAACTCTCTGGGTATATCTCTCAAGGCAACCTGACCACACCATTTGCCAACGGCACGACCTGGAATCTCAAGAAGGGTGATTATGTCACCGGCAATATCACCGTTGGGAGCATGAACAAGATCGGCACGTTCATGATCACGGATCAAAAGCACAGCCTTGATCCAAACGACATCGTGAACATTGACCTGTCGCTGACCAACCACGGCGACCTGACAACCAACAACATGACCATCCTGGCCAACTAAGGGGTTTTATGCCTGTCTTTCATTTGAATGAGCTAGGTGATGATTTCATGGAAGTGCAGTCAGGCGGGACCACTTACCGCCTGTCTCCTTTGACTTTGGGCGGAAGGTCTCGCCTTCAAGCTGTGGTAAGAAAGCTCGCAGACAATCCGATGGACCTGAGCAAAGAGGCCATGCGTGACATGCCTCCCCAGGTGGCAGCGGAGATCTTCAATAGGGCATGTCAGCGAAGAGCCTATTGGCCACCAGCCATCGACTCGGAAGACGGTGTGGCTCTGATTCTGCGATCATTAGAACTGCAAACCGCAGTTGTGGGTGAAATGCTGGCGAAATTTCAGCCTGAACTGACCAAAGATCAGGTGGCCAAGTTGGTTGAAGGAATGGACCCGACAGCCTTTGCCACTCTGGCAACCTTTGCATGGACCGGCAAGAGGCCAGACGACCCAAACCTTCCAGCGGATCAGGCGACCCCGTCAACTGGCACCTCTTGATCCGCCATCTCGTGACAGAATTCCACATGCCTTATCGGGACGTAATGGACCTGACACCGCTGCAAGCCATCGCTCTTGTAACACCTGAATCAGATCCACCAGGGTTGTTGCAAACGCACACCAGGTTAGAGCTGATCAACTCAATTAAGGAGATTTATAAGCATGGCTGGTAACGAAATCTCCAATCTGTATGTCAAGATCGGCACCAATCTTTCGGGCTTGACCTCTGGACTATCCAAAGCCTTTGGAGCAGTGAGTGGGTTTGCCAAATCGGTTGGTGCGGTTGCTATCGGAAACCTGATGGCCAAGGGAATCGGTGGAGCTTTTCAAGCCGTTGCTGGCAACATTGGCAGCAGTATTGAGAACGCCAGCACCTTAAACGAAACGCTTTCCAAAACAGATGTGCTTTTGGGGAATAGTGCAGAGTCCGCCAAAAAATTTGCGGCAGCACTGGCATCAAAAGGACTCGGATCTCAAGCGGAAGTCTTGGACAGCTACCTGAAAACAGTCACAGCCTTAACCAATCAAGGCATGTCAAAAGAGATGGCTCAGGGGCTGGCCGAAAAAGTGGAACTCCGAATTGGTGATGTGGCATCGCAGGACAATGCCGACCCAAATCAGATCAGAGCCGATATGGCGGCGGCAGCGGCTGGAGAATATCAGGTGCTGCGGAAGTACGGAGTCGATGCTTCAGCCGAGGAGCAGCAGGCGTCTGGCAAATCTCGGTCGCAGTACGCCATGGATAAATTTCTGGCCAGAACACAGCGAGCGGAAGGTGATTTTGACAGGACCAAATTTGGGTACGCCAACCTTGGGAGAGCGGCAGACACTAAAACCACGTCCGCATCTGCCAAAGTCGGGCAAGATCTCTTGATTGTCGGGCAAGCCTTCCAATACTTTCGTGGCCGATTCATGGACACCATCATGAAGGTGGCCGAAGGCGGGGCATTTAAAAAGCTCGGCGAAAACATTTACACCGCGTTTTCGTATGTCGCCCTGGCGGCTGAAACCTTGATTGAACCGATTGTGAACGCTCTCACCAACGCTATGGCCTCTATTGCAGGCTTTGCCGCGCAGGTGGCCGCGTATCTGGCCAACCCTTTGGACACATGGCGATTGATCGTTAACAATATCGCAATCACGTTTCTCTCGATTTGGGAGACACTGACTGGCATCGCCAATAAACTCAGTCTTGGCCTGATCGCCAAGGCTGACATGGGCGACGCCAAGCAGGGGCTTGCCGAAGAGAACGAAGCCGCAAAAGCCCGCATCGCTGCATCCAAAGAGGCATACGACAAACAAGTCTCTGACATGAAGGAGAAGTTCACCGCCACGGTGACACCTTCAGCAAGCAATGCCGGCGCGTTAGGAATGAACGCTCCTGCCGCGACCAGCATGAAGGCCAGCTCCTCCGCCTTCAACTCGCTGCTTTCTGGCGTATTTGCTCAAAAGCCAGACAAGCAACTTTCCGTGCTTGAACAAATTGCGACAAACACCGCACCCAAAGACACCGGCGTTTCCACTGTGACGAAGAAGACAACGCTGGCTACCGGAAGTGCGCCAACGGCCTTGGGAGGTTTCGCCGGATGAAAATCTTTCCGCTCTGGATCCCTCACACGGATGGCTTTGGATATTCCGGTGAAGCCAACACCCTGACCTACTCAGGACGCTGGCGGGCACCTTACACGACCGAAACGCTCACCTACGCCAGAAACCTGATCGACCCCGCTGGCCGGTTCCTTGCCGCAGCAAACGCCACACTATCAACCCCATCGCCAACGTATGCTTTTAAGGAACAGATCGAGCACTCTCTGATTCCCAGCCTGACAGCTCAGCGGATGTCCATCAAGCCATTAAATGACTTTGCACCGAATGTCATGGACTCTGTCTCTGGAAATTCTGGCGATGGCATATGGACCTCAAATGCAACGTCTCAGAATATCATCCAGAATGCGGGCAACTGCATCGTGGACGTGGAATGGATGCTTAAGCCAATAAACTCGTTTGGGATCAACTGCGCGTACGTAAGCGTAAACGGTACAGGCGAGTTTCAGGAAATGGGCGCTGACAGGACAGGCTATTTTATTCAGGATACACGGCGATCCACTGGGAGTAATATCACTAGTTCCACTTGGCCGCTGGATACACCGGGTAAAAGTGGAATTGACGTGATTACTCAGTTTACGCCCGCCAACACAACCACCTGGGCGAATTCAACTTGGTCTTATTTGCAGCTCTACCCGCTGTCCAAAGGCCAAACCCTGATTGAGCCGAAAGACTCAATTACAATTGAATATCCGTGGGTTGCCTCTGACCGGGTCAACCTTTCCTTGATGCGGTCTCTGCGTGGAAAGATCAACTTACACGACACTGTGCAATGGCCAGCAGGCTCGCTCTTGTATGAGGGATCGGATGTCGAATCGGCCATCTCTCCACTCGGAATTATGGGCTATAAAATCACCCACCATTTTACGGCCAAGGATCGCGACTGGAATTTAATCCCGATCACGCCATCGGCCACAGCGAACAGCACGGTCAACATCTCTTGGAAAGAGACAAGTTACGGATGGGCCACCTATCGCCCTCCCATGCTCACCAGCAACGGCTCAGACCCATCTGGACAACCTCCGGGACTGTACCCCAACCTTTACACGACAAACAACTACGACTCCTATAAAAACCGCGTCTATCAGTACGCGGATTTCTGGACATCCGCAGCCTCCACCTTGTTTTTCTACGGATTCGACCCGAATGCCAGTTGGGCGACACCTGCCGTCTGGCCTTACACCTGAGGTTGACCCATGCCAGCCATCGTTTACACGAACACGGTTTTCACTGGTGCCGGACTCAAGAACCTTTCAGGTCAGAGAGTCTCTTTTCAATGGTTTGGCTATGCACCTGACCCGGGTGACGGCTCAATTCCGACCACCTTGACTTCGATCCTGAACGGCACCATGTCCATCGAGCACAACACCCCTGTGTCCACAGCTCCAACAACCGCGTTTAACGGGTTCGTGGACGGCTGGTCGGAGTGCACCACGATTTCAGGATCCATTGAAGGATACATCCAGCCGTCCTCTGTGGTCCCGACGGTTTCGGGTGTGACGACTTCATTCACTTCGCCCAGGTACTATTTTAAAGTCTTGATCGGTTCGGTCCATTACGCTGGTTTTGGCTATTTCTCGTCCGCCAAGATAAGTACCGACGTGAACGACATCGCCAAGATTGCATTCGATTACACTTTGGTAGGCATACCCACAACCGCCCAGGTTGCAATCGTACAGGGAGGATCGGCACCGCCGACCACATAATCATGAAACGCAAATCACTCAATGTCTCTGGCATGCGAGCCTGTGTCACTCCCAACGGTCTGACACTTCAGCAGATCAGTGATGGTGAATTCCTGATCAAAGTCACAGCAAAAACCGTTGTCAATGGCGTGAGCCAGTACACATGGACTCAGGTGACACGCGCCACGGATGGAAGTTACCAGTCGAGCACCCAGAGTGGCGGACCAGGCTACGACCCAGCTTTTGAATTAAACAATCAAGACGCCACGCTTGGATGGGTTTATCGTGCCAAGCGAGATCAATCCACCGGCCAACCGCTTTTTTTTTGAGAGCAAATTCTTGCACAGCTCCCACCGACCCCGGCTGGCCAGTCAGCTTATTCGGTTTTGGTGGATTGATGGAGTTTGTTTATCTTGATCAGGTGGACGCATACGGAAATTATTACATCAATCCTTCTGTGCCTGACAAAACACCGTTAAAGCATATTCAAGACTGGCGTGTAGCCATCCTGAAAGGCGATGACGGCAACACCTATCAGGTTCGTGGATATTCTGGTTGGTATTTCCAAGCCAGTGCGTCAACTTCCGAATTAGACATTAACGCCACAGCCAACGACGAAATGGACGTCGTGTACGGACGAACTGACTGGCGGGATTTTGTCATGTGGTGGGCCAATAAACCGACAGGATATTCAGATCCGACTGCACCAGGTGTTTACTATCCTAAGTTTTACGGGATCGAACGATTGTTTATGGGCCTGACTGAATTTGGTGGTCACTACTTTGTTTCCAACGGTTACACGCCTGTGGGAAGTCCGCCAGGGACAATCAATTTTGATCGCTATGCCGGTCCAATCAGGATGAGTTATTTGTATGGACCTCACGGTGATAGCACCGACCACATGATCTACCACACGATGAAAATGGAATTGCTGAGCAAATGCACAATTGAACTGAGCGGGAAAACTCCAACGATTCAGAACTGGAGTAATCTGGGATCTTTGATTCCTGCGGGGAACAAGGTTAAAATTACGCCAGGCTCAGATACGCTTTTGATTATTGATGGCCAACGTGGTATCCGAATCAGGACCAACGGTTGGCACGCCCATTTCGGCGACCACATATTTAAGAATTCCGTATCTCGCCAATATCGTTGGGGTGGAAATATTGAATGGGTGGTTGCAGCAGGTTTTGCACCTTATCCAGACGAGCCAATTCAAGGTACATACTTGTACTCAACTGATCCGACCACTGGCGTAACCACTTACGGTTCAACATTGCAGTTGGCTGGTTATCATCACTGGTTCTTGCAGCAGTGGTGCGACAATTACCCTGGTCGCATGGACCGATACAATATTCAGGCAAAAGCCTCCATCTGGTTCAAACGGGCAACGCCACCATCACCAAACACATGGAGCCTGCCAGACCCGCACAGAGTCGTGAAAGGTGCTTATGATCTACCAGTGGCTGACGAAGTGGTTTACAGTCAGGCCGGCGTATTTGAGACCATGCACGAACCACCAGATCCGCTTTTCAATGTCGATGCCAGTTTTGCCGATTCTATTGGAATTTCATTTTCATTTACCCAGGCATCCAACACCTGGCAGTATGTGCATATCGAATTCTTCTCCAGCGGATCGCTCATCGGTTCAAAGTTCCTGAAGTTTGATCAGGTTTCGACAGGATCAACATCAGGCTACATCACTTTCACGGAACAGATACCTTGGAAGCCGGCGACCTCCAGTGGCGCTGGAGGATACCCCGGCTCAGGTGACCCAGTCGTTCCAACGGAAGAGACTGGGGCCGCAGAATACGCCAATGAAGGAAATATGCTTTGCCTTCCGTTTGGATCACGCATCTCATCAATCCTGCCAACATGTGGTATCCAACTCACCACCATTGGATCTGCTGGGGTTGCTTTTACAGCAGTCGCGTACAGCACACGCAAAACGACAGGGATCAGTAGTGCCGCGATTTCGTGGGGTGACGGATCGTCTGACTCTGTCACGCTGGGAACAGCCATCAACCACACTTGGGCCAGCGTAGGAATCTATACAGTGACCTGTATTGTCAATCACGCTGACGGATCAACGGATTCAGCAAACACCTACGTGACGGTTGAATAAAAAAATTAAATAGCCCGCAACCCACACCTCGTAAACCGCGGGCCAATCGTAAGATTTAACTGAAGAAGCGTGTCCAGAGCGATCCGGGCGCCCCCCTTGTTTGCTGATCACTGGTGGGCGAACATACCCGCCAACAATCCCGCTCTGGCCTTCGCCAGTTGTGTGAGATTGTATTATAGCGGGCATGAGCCAAATTTACCTTGAATTATTCTGTCGCTTCACGTATCCACCGCCGCACCTGCTCGGAATCCATCACGCCGTTCTTCTTCGCCACCCTGCTGATTTTTGCACGATCTGCCGCTGAGAGCGAGAAGACGAACCGGATGGCTCGCCCCGGCGCTTCATCAACCTTGTAAACACGCTCGGCCCTTTGCGTCTTCTCGACCTTAGGTCGCCCCCTGCCTCGTTTGACAGGCTCTGTTGGGTCCATTGTTGCTCTTCAGGTTGTTGGGCGACAGTCAGACCGAAGCCCATGAAATTCAGTGATATAGTCCATCCGGCCATGATGTTGCCCTCCTTGGCAATCGTCAAATTTACTTGGCAAACGCCTTAAGATTTACAATGGTGTTTCGGTTCCAGTCGCATGGCTCGCCGCTGTTTCCATCCCAAGCCCATGTACTGCCTTCCACTGTCCCCGTATATTGGTCGAGATCGCCTAAGAATTCGATTGCTTCGTTGATGTCGCAATATTCTTCGGCATCTTCCGTATCTGTATCGTGGATCAATTCCTTGCCAGCCGGATGGCCGTGACTGACAAACCAGATTGAATCAACTTCGCTTGCGTTCCAGAATTCCAAAAGGCTGACTTGTTCTTGCGTTTGCATCTGACTGACTCCTGTTAGTGGTGTTATGAAACTTGGAAAACTTGCCCCGGCGAACCGGGGCGTGTGATGATTAGACTTTGAAACCTTGATCCAGATTGCTTCGATAGTGTGCTCTTGCAGCCTCGATCGTCATAAACTCAGCTTTCTTCCAACCGCTTGGCAGCATGTTCCATGAGTCGTGCATGTATTTTTGAACCTTTACTAAGTCGCCCACAACTGTGTAGTAACAAGCAACATAGAAAGAACCGCTCTTGCTGCCGTCTGTCAATTTGAACGTTTTTGCTTTGATCATGGTTGCGATCATCTGTCTGACTCCCGTTAGTTGGTTTTGTTTCTGCCTTACACTTATGAATATATCGCACTTTGATATCACAGTCAAGAATATTTATGCAAGATTCTCAAAATAATTTTTTACCCTTCACAAACACTTACCTAAACTACCCCCCCCCCCCCCCCCTGAATTATGTTGCGTAGGTTAACGATCATCCGACATCCTCCGAAACCATTTTGCCCAGTGTGGTCGAGACTTCTGCATAGATTTCTGTGGTTCTGGCTGAACTGTGGCCAAGCGCCGCCTGAGCTGCGTCCAGTCCAAACTTGGCTCTGACCATGGTCGCGTGGTAGTGCCGAATCTGGTGGCTCGTAAAGTGTGGAACCTTGGCACGTTTGCAAGCAATCTTGACCCACCTTCCATAGTAGTCGCTCGTCATATCGGTAAAGATTCGCTTGTGAGGATCATCCGTCTTCCACTCGTTTATCAGAGCCATCGCCCGTGGACCCAGATGGACAGTCCTATCTTTGTTCCTCCATCTGTTCTTGTGCTTGTATGGCGAATAAATGTTCCCATGGATTTCGGCCATCGTCATCCTGAGCACCTCACCACACCTCATGCCTGTATACAGTTGCATCCTGAGCACAGCGGCAATCCGTGGCTGACAGTGATCCAGAATCGACTCGACCACCTCACAAGGGACTGGTTTGACCTTCTTAGGTTGTTTGGCCGATGTTCTGCCTGGCTTGATTTTCCTGACAGTCAACAGGGCTGACCAGACGGTTGGCGTCACCAAGTCCATTTGAGCTGCCCAACGAAAGATGTTCAGAAGATAGTTGTGCTTTTTGTTGATGGTCGTCAGGGCCAATCGTTTATCAACCCACATCTGGATCAACTCAGTCAGACGACCAGGCGAAAACTTTTCCGCCGCATATTCAAACCGTTCCAGATCTTTGACGACTCGACCAACCGCTTTATCCTCATCAGAGTCTGGGGGCTTTTCTCTTTTTACGTGCTCTAGGTATTTTGTAGCGATTGTAGCGACACTGAGTCTGACTTGAACTTCCACCTTGGGACATGGCTCACCATAAGCCATGATATTCGAGAGCATCTTGGCATAGGACTCCGCTGCCTCGATGCTTCCCGATAAACCCGTATATATTTCCGTACCGTTCCAAGTGATGTAGGAACGGCCGGAACCTTTGTGATGACAATGAGTTGGGACAAGAGATTTCTTACGTCCCATGTCGCTGGTATCTATGATATATCCGTACATTTACGGAAGTATTCCAGAGAATTTGTTGAATTTTTGAACAGAATGAGAGGATAGAGAAATACTTATATACCATGCAAGTTCCTTGTCAAATAGATGTTAAAACTTTCTGTCGCGTAAACTAAAGATAGTACGCCCGACAGGATTCGAACCTGTGACCGACGGATTAGAAAGACGCCGGAAGGGGTTCTGCAAGGGTTTGCGATGACTGAATTACGGAGTTATCCAAGTCAGTCGAGGCTTAGTTGACGGATGCGGTGTTTAAGACAACCGTTGCAGGTGTTTCACCTGACAGTTCTCCAAACCAGCGATCATATGCGGCATCGCGCAGTTCTGGCGCAAGCGTCATAAATTGCTTGATGGCGACCATCACCAAAGCTGCGTGGCGAGGCCTGCGGTTGCCAAACATTTGCTTGGTCAGTCGCAATCTCGAAATCTCAATGTCGAGGTCTGCCAAGATTTGAGGGGCAACCTTCAGATCCAGCCGAGCCGTCAACGCTTCTGTTTTGCTCATGTATCCTCCTTTCCATTCGTTAGATTATACGAGAGTTACGACTAACCGTCAAATACGATTCAGCGTAATGCGTTTTTTCGGTTTGACTACCGAAACGGTTATACGTATATTACGGTTGTTGATCTATCACGGTTTTCGGGATGTTCTCTACTGAGGAACTCAAGTTGAGTAAGACAACGGATAGCAAGAATCGCACTGAAGTGCGTCTGCCAATGGATTTAAAGCGAGACATGCGCGTTTACTGTGCAAAAAACGATCTAACCATGCGAGAGTGCATGATCTCTGCTTTGCGGGAATTCATAAGGAGTCATAGCTGTGCTGAAAACGCAACATGAGTCCACACAGGTTGTCTTAAATAAACTCACTTGGGAACTACCACTTGGCACAGTCCGTGGCCAGCTCGATGAGCCTGGTCCACGGTTTATTGACCCTTACGACAAAGAAGAGCGAGACGCGATTCAGGCTCTCTCAAAATTAGAGAAAGGCTGAATCCATGTCTTGGCCAGATTACTTTGACGCCTGCGCTCGCAACGATTTGTTTGCAGCGTTCGAGGCGCTCGTTTCTATTGGCTTGCTTCCAGTCGTCAACGGTGAAGACAAGCACGGCAAGATTAAACGCCCGATGGCCAACAAGGATGAGCCATGGCAGCATGTTACAACCGATCAGTGGCGACAGCGATTGATCGGATATCTTCAGAATGGAGTACCTGTCGGGATTGGGTGCAAGCCTGTTGGTCATGTCGTGTTTGACATCGACCCATACAACAAGGACACCAAGTTTCTTCCAGATGCTTGGAAGGAGTCCGCCCAACTTCTGTTTGGGTCTGACGACTGGCCAGAAACTCTGATCGTCAAAACGGAGGGTGGTTGCCATGTCTGGTTTCAGGTGACCGATTCCATCCTTCAGGCATGGGGGCGCTTAGGCAAAAAATCCATCGAACTTCCATCTAAAGGTAAGATAGAAATCTTTGTTGGCCTGGCTGACGCTGGGAGTCAGGTCGCCTGTGCTCCGAGCGATGGGAAACGGGTTTCAATTCCGATGGCACCAATTGCCCTGCCTGAATCTGCAGAGCAGGCAATCCTACAGGCAATCACTCGACCCGAGAAACCAAAGGTCGATTTTCCTCCTGTGGCCGGAAATGTTTCCAGTGATTTTGAGTGGGCCAAAATGGTGCTCGCTAAAGGATATCTGGACACTCAACTTGGAGACTACGACAAATGGCTTGCGGTAGGCATGGCGCTTACCCACAAGTTTGGCGAAGACGGGGCTGAACTCTGGGAAGAGTGGTCAGCTCGCCATGCCAAGCACATTGATGGAGAATGTGCCATCAAAGTCAGATCCTTTAAACGAATCGATGGCGACAAGCAAATTCGGTTTGGAAGTTTGATCCAGATAGCCAAGGCCAACGGAGCAGCTCCGCCACAGATATCGACTGAGCCATTGCCGACAGAGTTTTTCGAAGGTTTGCCGGATGCGGCCAATATTGACCATATCTTAGCTTTGATGAAGGAACGAAAATGGCTTTGGGGCGATACCGAAAAGAACGTGGGATGGTTTGTTGATCGTGGCTTACATCTCGTTGAGGGTAAAGAAGGTACAGGCAAGACGAGATGGATTTTGGATCTGGTCAAACGTTGGTCACTGGATCAACACTGGCCTGATGGCACAAAAACCGAGATGGACCCAGATTCAAAGGTTTTATTCGTCGCTTCAGATAGCCACTGGGACCAGATAGCGACAACAGCAGTCGCTTTTGGTATACCCTCCACCAACGTCATATTCACTGGACCTGAGAACGACCCATACAACTTTACAAATATCGACGATCCGCAGACGTTGGCCATGATCCGTCACTGGTGTGGTCGCTATAAGATTGGGATGGTTGTTATAGATACGCTCATGGCCGCTTCCTCAAGACCACTGGTGGATCCTCAAGAGGTGGCCAAGATCGCAACTCCATTGAGAGAACTGGCGAGAGAGTTTTCTATCCCTATCGTGCTCGTTGGCCACCTGAACAGCCAGGGCGAGACCTGGGGCCGGTCTATGGGCAGAACATGCGACAACGTGATTCGTCTTGAAGCTGATGAGATGGACGAGCAGAACATCACGATAAAATCCGTGAAGGCTCGTTGGAATCGTTTTGAACTTCCGACAATCCAAGGCCGACAGGGCGAGTCTGGGTGGGAGTATTCAACGACCGGATCAGACAGCAACGACGAGAAACAAGTTAAGGGGCGAGCTGGCGCAGAAATCGCCATAAAAGCACATATTAAGTCCTGTGGGAAAACAGCTTGGGGCGAAATACAGGACGAATTGCAAGAGCAAGGGCATGCCAAGAACACGATTGATAGAGCACTAAAGTTTATGGTTGCAAACTCTGTGCTTGCAAAGTGGGAAGAACACTTCCCATCTGGCAAGAAATGCACGTTTTACGACTTTGACCCAAGTCAGTCCCAATAGTTAGTCCCAACTCCCAAGTTGGGGTATATATACCCCCCAACACTGGGACTAAGTCGCGTGGGACTAAGTTGGGACTAAGTTGGGACTAAAGAAAATAAGGCACTTGGCAAAATGTGGGAGTGGTTTGGGAGTGGTCCCAAGATGGTTTGGGACTAAGTAGGTTGGGACTAACTTTGGGACTAAGTTTTAGACCGATAAGTTACCGAACAAACAGCCGGAAATCACGATTTCCGTTTTTTCGTAAAAAATAGAATTGACGTATTTCCGTTTCATACGTATATTACGAGTGCGGTTTGAAAACGTCTTAAACAACTCTTTCCAGGAGTCACCAAAATGATCGCAACACAAGCCCCTAAAGGTCGTCAACTTCTCAACTCTGATCAGCGTGCTGCTTTGATGTCGCACCTGACCCATCAACGGTTCTGCCTGTCTGACCGTGATTACATGGGAGTGGATACGGCTCGCCGGTTGAAGGCATTAACCAAAGACAACGCCAGAATCGTTGTCCGTCTTGTCCGTGGCTGGTTCTGAATTTACCCAAACAACTCTTTGCTGGAGTCACCGAAATGAACACCTTACTTGATCAAGATCTATCTGCTGACCATCAGACCCGTCTTCGTGACGGGCTGAGGGATTATGACAACCACCAGGTGGAGGAAGAGCGCATGGCGAACGAACTGTCTGAACGGTTTAGGCTCGATCGTCAGGCACGTGAAGAGAACCGAGCCAGATGGCTGGATCTGAATTATCAGGACCTGCAAGCCATCAACAATTTGCTCGATCGTCCTCAGACGACCATCGAGGAAGCCAGAGTTCTGTTGTCACAAGCCATGATCTCATGCTCAAAGGTTCGATCTCTTGCCATGGGGGACGACCGATGACTAAGGCCGAATTCATGCTGCATAACAACTCCTACACCAGAGGCGAAAGCATCACTCGTCTCGCCTGCCGTGTGCAGTTGCTGGAACTTCAACTTCAATCGCTCATTTGGGCGGCTTACATACCGCTCAACATGACAAACTTTTTGCTGGATCACCCAACAGACCATCGTGTTTTAGGAAACGAGCTGAAATCAGCGGAAGCACTTTTAGGGGACAAGTCATGAGCACCGAAACCGACTGCGTTAAAGCCGAGCTGCGTGACATTGTTGCACGCACTTGGGAGCAACAAAAGCTGATCAACCGTGTTATGGCAAAACGGTTGGAGCGATCACAGGAAACCATCGACGATTCTCGCTGGATCCTCAAATTTGTCACGCTTGCCGAAGCTGGGCAAAAGCTCGATTGGATCGAGTCTGAATTGAGCTGGCTCGAAGAGGACGGGCTACCGACCGTTCGCAAGCACCTTGTCGATCACGCTATCCGCACTGCGAAAGCTGCGATAGCTCACGAAGCACCTTCATTGGTGTGACTCTCCAGCACCCTGGGCCGAACCTCCCTTCGGCCCAGGTGAGTTATTCAAAAGTCTTCAACAGTTTTCAAAAGTCTTCAAAAGTATTCAAAAGGACCTGACAGATGAGCACAGCAACCAAGACCGAATCCGTATACGGACACAAGACGTGGACGCCACAAGGCATCCTGAGCTACCCAAATCTCTTTGAGGCCAAGCCTAACGAGATCAAGCAAAACAGGCTGTTTTATTCGGCCAATATTTTGCTTCTCAAGTCTGAGATGCCTGATGAACTGATTGCTGAAATGCAACGCATCTCTGAAATTGCTTTCGGCCAACAATACCGGAAGCTGACGACCCACACAAATTGTCCGATCAAAGATGGTGACAAGTTGCTTGATAAAGATGGCAATCTTAAGACCGGCCATGCTGAATCAGGCTGTTGGGTCATATCGGCCAGCACAGGCGAATCAAAGCCACCCATGGTGATTGACAGGCACGGTAGACCGATCACAAACCGTAATGAGATTTACGGTGGTTGTATTGGTCAGATGCTGGTGACGCCGGCCACCTATAAAGTGACAAAAAATATTGGCGTATCTCTTTACCTAGTCGCCTTTATGAAGTTGGCCGATGGCGAGTCGTTTGGCGGCTCCACAGGTTTCAATCCTTTATCGGACCTTCCGAAATCGGTTGAGATCGCACCACACCTGAGAGGCCGGATGCAAGTTCGGCCAGGTGGTGGGGTGACTGAAACCGATGCGGATCGTGGCATGAAGCAACATCTTGACCAGACTCGCACAAATGGCCACGCCTTTGATCCACATGGTGAAGTTGATGGGGTGCCTTTCTGATGGTCACTTCCATGCAAATTATCTTTGCCGCCAGAACAGGTCAATCTGTTCTGGTGGGATCTGAGCGAGCCAAGCACCGCGAACGAGTGCTTGCAGATATGGACGGTGTGAGATCAGCAGATCCGGCATATCTGCTACCTCACAATGTTCGATGGCGGAAGTTGCTCGAAGCCGAGCTGCTCGCGACCAGGGCAACACTAAGGGCAGAACATCCAGAATGGACAGAAGAAAAGCTGGATTGGGAAAGTTCTCCTTACTCGCCTGAAAAGCTGGTGAGTGTTGGTAAAGACAAAGACGGCAACGATTTTCTAGTGAGTGAATCACAGGCAATGAGCCGGTGGTCACCTTACCCAGGTATGACAAGGGACCAGTGATGACAAAGACAGATTTAGAGTTCATTCACGACGAAATGGACAGGTTCAAAAAGCAAACAAATCCGATCCTGACCGTTTCGCCAGGTGAATTTTTGGACGACCAAGAATCAGCCGTTGTGGAACGGTTTGCTTTGGATGTTATCAGAGCTATCAGAGGCTTTCGAGTTTCATCCAGTCGAGTGGTTTTGCCCAAGGTTGTGTCTGTGGACGAGTGCTGTGATGAATCAATCCCGTCAGGCCGCTGAGATTTGGTGAGACTTGGACTCCGGTGACGCATAGCGGCGGCATCTGTGGCGATTTTCATGAGCGCGATCAGTAATGAGCAGATGTCAAACGGGATTCATGGATGGTGACCGCTGCCACGGATGGCATTTTGTCGCAAATGGTTTCAGATCTCGAGTTCTCTCTGTTATTGAGATTTGCAAGGGTTCAATTCCCTTGGGCGGCTTGTCAGGGGCTAAATCCAGCCTACTGACAGACCCCTAGTTGGTTGATTCGAGTTTGTTCGTGGGCAATCAGCCTGCCGAACTCACAAGGATACCAGGGGGAGTTGACTGATCATACTCGCGCCGGGAGTTTGACCACTCCCGGCATCAAATCAAACGCATCAAGGAGGCTACACATGCTTGTTTTGTCCAGGAAGGTCAATGAAGTTCTCGTCATCAATTACGGTGGCATTCAATTCAGGGTCTGCGTCACTGAGATCAGGGGCGACAAGGTCAAGATTGGTGTTGAAGCTCCACTTGATGTCAGAGTGGATCGACTGGAAGTGTGGGAAGCAAAACAACGGACATTAACCAACAAGGCAGTATCATGAGCGATTTCCAAACAGTCAAAGTCAATATTCGTGGCGTGCGTCCTCTTTTGATGCACAGTGCAGCCGGTGCCGATCCACTATCCGAGTGGGCTAAGGCTCGCAAAGCTGTCAGCGGCAAGAAAAATAAAACCGATTCCGACCATCTTGAACTAGCAAGAATTGACTGGTACTCATCGTTTTATTGCGATGAAGCCAAAAAACCAGTCATCCTTGGGACCATGTTGGAAGCCTGTTGTGTGGCCGGTGCCAAGCGATCAAAACAAGGCCAGATTGCAAAGGCTTCGATTCTGATCAACGACAATCCGACTCTTGTCCACGACCACCCTGCTGGCAAAAAGGCTACAGCGGATGACTTTTGGGAACTCCCAAAGTATAGGGACGTTCGCGGCGTAATGATCAGCCGATCGCGGATCATGCGTTACCGGCCTATATTTGCCGTGTGGAACTGCACTTTTGAGGCGATGCTTTCTGATCTGGACGTATCCACTTTTAAATCAATTCTTGAGACCTCAGGCCGATTTATCGGCATTGGTGACTATCGGCCTAAGTTTGGGCTGTTTGAGGTTACTGAGGTCAAGACTGTCTAACGAGGCATGGCCCGGCGCGGCCCGGCGAGGCAAGGCAGGGCTGGGCGAGGCACGGTTTGGCATGGGCCGCACAAGGTAGTGGAAGCCTATCGGTGCGGATTTGCAGGGCTAGGCTAGGCACGGCTAGGCAGGGCGGGGCTTGGCAAGGCAAGGGCCGCACATGATGACGAAAATATTCATCGGTGCGGATTTGCAGGGCAAGGTACGGTCTGGTTAGGTCTGGCAAGGTCTGGCCGGGCGAGGTCTGGTCGGGCAAGGCATGGGCCGCACAAGATGGTGAGATTCCATCGGTGCGGATTTGCACGGTATGGTGTGGCACGGCACGGTTCGGTGTGGCACGGCACGGCTTGGCAAGGCAAGGGCCGCATGTGGCAACGAAACACTTGTCCATGCGGATTTGACGGTTCTGGATTGAAACATCAACAGGAGGCACACAGATGGCAAACTTGCATTTTATTGATCATCTTGCAAAAGGTGACGTGATCGAAAACGAGGACGTTTTGAAGATCATGGGAGTTGATCCAAATGAAGAGCAATCTGGGGCGATGCCTCCAGATGTCCAGCTTGCCGGCATGATCGAACGGGAACTGCACCGAATCGGTTTGCAGTGGACAGTAAAGGCTTACAAAGGATCTGTACACGTCCTGACCGACCTTGAAGCCTATGAGCACAATTGCAAGCGTCAACGAAGCGGATACCGCAAATACAAGCGTGCCGTAGCTGGGATGGGCGGTGTTGATATTAGTCATTTCTCTACAGAAAAACGGCGTGAGTTTGATTTGGATTCTCGCAAACTTTCAGCTCAGTATATGGCATTAAAAACCGTAAAGGTCTCCCCTGCTGATCTGCTTAAACCATCGCCGGTGGGAAGATAATTTCATGAACATCATCAACGCTCCATCCGTCTACCTGGTCGGCAAACAAGAACTCAACAGCCTTGATTGTGCCGAGTTCTTGGAAGCCCACGGAGTCGAATACTGGAACACCGACACTGATAACGCTAGCGAGCATCTTGTGGAGATCGCTGGCCGATTGTGCTATATGAGCTTTGCCAAGCCGCGACCAGGTGGCAATCAGGCTTATATCAATCACATCTTAGAAGTGGGTCACGGCTCAGTTCTCGAACATGCTGTTTACTCGATGATCTTCACCGGTGTCTCAAGATCATTGACTCACGAGCTGGTCAGGCATCGTGCTGGCATGAGTTATTCGCAGCTAAGTCAACGATATGTGGACGAGTCGGACTGTGCGTTTGTGCGACCACCAGGCATCAAGCCGGGAAGCACGCCAGAAGCGATCTGGGCTCAGGCCATTGGCCGAGCGCAGGGACATTACGAGGCGCTGTGCGAAACGCTGGAATACAACGACTTTGCCGACATCGACAGCCCGACACTTCGACGCAAGAAATCTCGCGAAACTGCTCGCGCTGTCCTGCCGAACTGTACCGAAACCAAGATCTTTGTCACTGGAAACGCTCGAGCATGGCGACACTTCCTTGAATTACGTGGCTCAATCCATGCGGACGCTGAGATTCAACGGCTGGCAATTGCAGTTCTGGACGTGTTGCAGGCTGAATCACCGAATCTGTTTGGTGATTACACGGTGACGGATCAAGGGATTGAAACGATTTGGAGGAAGGTATGAACGAGATGCAAAGGCTGATGGGAGAAGAGATCGAACGCCTCCAAACAAGGATGGAAGAACTTGAGGCCGAACTTGCCAAGCGTCCTGTCGTTTACATAGCCAAGCTCCCCTCCGATCACATGTTCATGACTCACAAAGAGCCACAGGTGTTCCTGTCAGTCGAGAATGCTAAGGAGTGGTTTGCCACCGTTTCATTTTATGACGTCGAATTCGAGCGTTACACGGGGGAGCAAGAATGAAAGTCCTTAGCCACACATTGAATAGCATTTCCTTCACTGTTTTTGGCAAACCATCGCCATCAGGCTCAAAGAAAGCATTCCAGCACAGCAAGACCGGAAGGATTGTTGTGGTTGATACCGCCAAGGGAAAAGCCAAATGGCAAACCCTGTGCAAGCGAGCTGCGACCACAGCCGTGAAGGAATCGGGCTGGGGGTGTGCATCAGGGCCAATCAATCTGCAAGTCCTGTTTACATTTGCGAGACCTAAAGCGCATTTTCGGACTGGCAAGAATTCAGCGATCATGAAGCCGACAGCACCATTCTGGCACACTCAGAAACCGGATAGAACAAAGCTGTTGCGGTGCTTGGAAGATGCTTTCAAGGGTGTGCTCTGGAAGGATGACAGTCAGGTGATTTCGGGAGAGGCTCGCAAATGTTGGGGCGATGAGGATTCCGCTTTTGTCATCGTTGAAACTGTGGAGCAACCAAATGAAATCCAAGCGAGCTGAGATTAAATACTCGCGAACCGAGATGGAAGTCATGCCACAGCATCAGTTGTTGGAGCTGAAGCGAATCGGCACAGAATATGAGCGGATGCACGCGAATGCCATCTTGGATGATCGCTCAAATGGCAACACTAGCAATCATGGATATCCAGCGATCACCGAACTGATGGCCAGTACCAAAGGCCAACGGAGTGTGACCGGCATTCCAGTAAAACAAAATCGCTATCTACAAGGATACCACCAGAACAAGAAGGTGAAACATGCTTACAGAGTCAGCCAGATTGACACGGAGAACGATTGATGAGCTGTCCTGATTACTACCTGTTGGCCAGTGGTCGCGAGTTTATCGACTTTGCCAACAACGAGCTGAGTGCTTGGTTGAAACCGCGAGTGTCACATGAAGTTTATCACTGCATTGTGAGTGCGATGGAGCATCGGTTTCGACGCGGGAACAAGGAAGGTGAAGCCGAGACAGATCAGGCGGCGGAAGCGTTCTGGCTTTCTCAAGCGATAAGAACGAAAGACGAAAGCAAATACTTTATGAATGAAATCATACCAGTGGTTCTGGCTATGGTGGACACCGAACGGCGAAAGAAAGACAAGACGAGGCAAGCACAATGATCGAGCAAAGATGGTGCACAACTGATGGCACAAGCTGGACCCTATCCCACGGCAAGTATTGGGCGCATATTGAGTTGTCTTTTGACAACACTAACTATTTTGCAAGCACTGGAAGTCTGAAAGACAGACCGCCGGAAGAACTTTCTTGGGACGAGCTTAACAGGGACGACTGGAGTGGTGAATTCGACTGCCTAAAGAGAGCCAAAGAGTCGTGCATTTGGGCTATTTTGAATAAAAAAGAGCAAGCCGAGGCGATAGCCAGTTTATCACCATACGAAGGCATTTTTGACAGGGAAAACTATGATGATCAATCTTGATGATATTGCTGCACTCACAGACAGCGAAGGCAAGGCGGTTGCTTTGAGCCTGTGGAATCGTTTGCAGGTCGTAGACAAGGCGTTCCGCGAAATGGCAGCCCAGTTTGATTATTCGGGGTTAAAGGGTGTCGAAATGTACGAGGCGTATATCGCCCTGGTCGAGTCTCAAGACAAGGAGAATGAGTGAATCAGCATATCGACTTTTCAGAAGTGATCAGTAAGGGCAAGATCAGTCAGAAACAGGCCGAACAGGTTTCTACTGTCCTCTCTGACTTGCTGTTTCAAGATCTGGGATACACACGGTTCGTGCCGAAGTGGGACGACATCGCTCAGAGGATTGAGATCCTGTTTATGAGGAACGACGATCTGGGATGGTTTCGCATCACCAGCCCGTCAGTCAAGACGGTAGACAAGTTCATCGCGGCTCTCCCGTGGCTTGCAAGGCAGGAGCCACAGTTGGCCGAATGGAAGCAAACGAAGTTCTGAGAATCTGTTTGAAGAGAAACCCGTTGCAATCACAGCGGGTTTGTTAAAATGAGTGTGGTTATTACTTACCAGAGGCTTAAGAGATGGCGCGAGCCAAAGACCGCGAAACACTGATCCCGATCATTCTGGACAATATCTCCAATGGTGGAACGATTGGGATTTCGTGTTGTGCTGCCGGTGTTAGTTATCGTTCGTTTCGGGAATGGGTTCAAGCAGATCCGCAATTGGCCGCAGATCTGAAAAAAGCGAATAGCGCCTTTGAATTAAGGCATGTTCGCAACATTCAGACGATGGCGACCGACGATTGGAAAGCCTCAGCCTGGTTGCTGGAACGGAAGTTCCCCAAGCGATACTCGCGCCGGCTTGTCATCTCTGAACCTCCTAAGGCCACAGAAGATACAGGCATTTTAGTGAGAGTTCCGAAGCCTAAGCCAAAGTCCATCGAGTCTGATATCACAGATGTTTGACCTCACGAAGTGCACTGATCCGCAGGCAGAGTTCTGGGCCGATCAAAGCAAGTTCACTGGCTTCATCGGTGGCATCGGAAGTGGAAAGACCTTTGCAGGTGCGATCAAGTGCTTACAGATGCCTGAGAACAGCTCAGGCATGGTGTTGGCTCCCACGTTCCCGATGCTCAGAACGGCATCTCTAAGAGCGTTTCTGGAGATTGCCAGACCCGCTGGACTGATTCAGTCGTTCAACAAATCCGATTACGAGATGACCTTAAAAGGCAACCGAACGATTTACTGGAGGTCCGCAGACAATCCCGACAGGCTCAGAGGGCCAAACCTTGGATGGATCTGGCTCGACGAGTCGGCCATGATGAGCGAGGAAACATGGTTGATTGCCATCGGACGATTGAGGCAGTCTCCCGGCCAGGCATGGATGACCAGCACACCAAGAGGAACACGGCACTGGCTTTACGATCTTGTCAAGAAGGCTCATGTCTCTGTGACAACAGCCACATCGGCCAGTAACTACTTCAACCCTGAAGACTTCGTTTCCAGCGTCTCCACAGTCGGTTCCGCAGACTGGCAACGACAGGAACTCTTGGGTGAGTTTGTCGAGCCAGGTGGCACTCTCTACAAACGACACTGGTTCCCGTCTATCGAGGAGCTTCCCAAGGGTGAAGGATTGTCCGTAAGGGCATGGGATACCGCAGCCACAAGTGGTGGTGGTGACCATTCTGTTGGTCTGCGAATGCACAAGATTGACCAGAAGTATTACATAGACAGTGTGATCCGTGGCCAGTGGGGGCCGGACGAGCTGGACACCATCCAGCGACAGACAGCCGAGACCGATGGGCAGGATGTGACGGTGATCCTAGAACGCGAACCAGGTTCAGCCGGGAAGCGAATCAACCAATACACCCGACTGGCTCTGGCCGATTATCACGTTGTGGAAGAATCGCACACGGGCGGGAAGTATTCACGCGCGATGCCATCGGCCAAGGAAACGGCTCGTGGCAATGTGGTGCTGGTCAAAGGCAACTGGATCACATCATTCCTCGATGAAGTTGCCGACTTCAATGGCGAGGATGGGCAGACGGATGACCAGGTGGACGCCTTCTCTTTAGCCTTCAACTATCTGTTCCGCAAGGTGGGTGTTTCGCTTTGAGTTTTTGTGTGGTACATTAGGTCTAACTTATTACACACGCTTAGGGTTATTACGCCATGCAGAACTACTTCCAAACGATGATGGGCAGCTTGGCCACGGGCGTGAAAACTCTGTTTTCTGGCCGTGGTGGTGGCGGTTCCATCTACCCTCAGCGAGCCAGACAAATACCGTCGGCACGGTTCGACTGGCTCAGTGAGGCGGGCGACTTCCGTCAGAATCCGGTTGTGGCCTTGGGCCTCGACTGGATCATTCGCAACGTCACGTCAGTACCCATGCGTCTGTACATGACGACAAAGTTTGGTGAAGAGGTCGAGCTGGAAGGCCACCCGATCCTCGACCTTTTGAAAAAGCCAAACCCGATCTATTCCGGCCACGCTCTGGTCTCGTCGTGGATCACCGACCTGATGTGTGCTGGAACCGCTTTCAGCTACATCGCACAGACAAACGGTGGAGCCATCGGCGAGTTGTACTGGCTGGATGCTCGCCAGACGGCTCCCGACTTCCCCACAGACGGCTCCAAGTGGATGACCCAGTGGAAATACATTCCTGCCGGAACAGGTCGAATCGAAACGTTCACTCCTGACCAGGTGATCGTATTCAAACGCGGCATCGACTCATGGAACGACCGGCTTGGCTACACACCTTTGATGGCCTGCTGTCGAGAGATCGCCCTGGTCAACATGCTGGCGGGCTACACGGGCGCTATCCTCAAAAACACCGGTGTGACGAATATCGTGGTCACGCCTGTGGGTGACAATCAGATTCAGGATAAGCAGAGGGACCAGCTCAAGCAGTCCATCATGGAGTCGATTGGGATCGACCAGCAAGGCTCGCCTCTGGTCTTCTCTGCTCCCGTCTCTGTCAGCAACCTTGGCACCACTCCCAAGGACATGCTGCTTCAGGACGTGGACATGCACGCTGTCGCACGGATCACCAGCGCTATGGGATTATCGCCCATGCTGCTGGGTCTGCCTGATCCCGGCAAAACCTACAGCAATTATCGTGAGGCTCAGAGAGCTGCGTGGATCAACGCGGTGGTGCCGTTTCACAACCTGATTGCCAAGACGCTGGAAGATGTGCTACTTCCGCTTTATGACCCCACAGGCCGGATGTGCCTGAAGTGGGATTATGCAAACGTTGAGGCACTGGCTGAAGATCAGAAAGCTCAGGCGGATCGCGCTGTTTCACTTTACAAAAACGGCCTGATCACACGCAACGAGGGGCGAAGGATCGTCGCTCTGGAACCAACCGAGGACGGCGATAATTACGTTTCTGAGTCTGCACCTGCTCCTGCACCTATGGCGGGCCTGAACGGTGGCGAAATCCAAAGTCAAAATCAAGCCGAAGCGACCTACTAAGTCGTCGCTGCGAGCGATTGTGCCAGCCAAAGACGAGGAGCGTATCTTTCGCTCCATGTATGCGATTCTGTCGTCATTCTGGTGGCGACTCCAGCCCATCTATAAATCAAAGTTCTCGATGGCGATGGGTCCGATCCAGAAGCGGATGCCGGAACCGATTCGCGTTCAGATCACCCATGATGTGGAAGATCCACTGATCCGGCGATTCGTGATCGACATCGTGGGCATGTTTGACGCATCCGCCAGGCGAGCCAGAATCAAGATCGGTCAGAAGGAAGCGGACCAATGGGAGATCCGCAATCAGTCTGTCTACGACCAGATTAAAAACCATGAGATCAAGCTGGCAACCTCCACGATTAACGACATGCAGGCGGCCACAGCAGACGAGGCCGAACGGATTCTGGACCAGATGCGAACCGAGCTGCTCGCGGGCCAGAAGGCTGGCGAGACTTTGGCATCGAAGACCGAACGACTCTCCAAGTTCTTTGCCGAGACTGCCAGGCACAAGGCTCGCCGGATCGCTGTGACGGAGTCGGCCAGAGCACACAACTATGGGTATCTCGCAGGCACCGCAGATATGGAAGTGGTCACAGGATACGAGTGGATCCTGTCGGATGATGCCTGTGATGAGTGCAAGCGGATCGGCATGGTGGATGGTCGGCCACGGTTGGTCAAGAAGGGATCACCGTTTGCGACAGGCCAGAGCAAAGTCGAATATTACGCGACTGTTCAATGCCCTCCCCTGCACCCTGGTTGCCGTTGTGCTGTGGCGGGCGTGCTGGATGTGGATCAACCTGAGAAATGGGATGACACTACGCAAGACTGATGTTACACTGATTTGACCAGTTATTACTTACAGGGTTGCAACATGCTTAAGATGACAGACATTACAGTGAAATCCAGCTCAGGCGGCTTTGAAGGCTACGCCAGCACGTTTTACACGCTGGACAAGGCTGGCGATGTCGTCATGCCTGGCTGTTACAAAGACGGCTTGAAAGACTTCCTTGATGACGGGTTCATCGGCGGGAGTATGCACAACTGGACCGAGCCTTTAGGCAAATACACGGAAGCCTACGAAGATCGTAAAGGCTTGTACGTCAAGGGACAGTTCAGCGATGTGGACGCCTCTAAACAGATGCGGACACTTATGCGAGACGGGGTGATCAAAAAGCTGTCTGTGGGCATGGAGCCACTCCAGACCTCCATGATCAGCCCTTACGAGCTGGAACAGATATGGGAGAAGGCGGGTTACAAGCCTGACAAGGACGACCTGCGAAGGCTCAAAGCTGCCAAGATAATCCGCCTGATTGAGAAGGCCAAACTTCTGGAGGTTTCACCTGTGGCGATTCCCGCGAACGATAACGCCCGCATCATGGCTTTCAAAAGCTGGGAGTCATGCCCACCCGCATTCAAAAACTTTGTCCAGCGAGCACTCCAATCGGCTCGCCAGATGGTGGGTGCTGATCTCAAGGCTGGTCGGGTTCTGAGCAGCAAGAACGAAATGAAGCTGCGAGCCATGCTTGAAGTCTTATCCAGTGTGACAGAAGAGATCACCAACCTGGTCGGGCTGGTCAGTCAGTCCCAGATGGTGGAAGACGAGTCTGAAGAGACACCGGAGCACGATCAGATGGAAGCTCCTGAAGAGGAGCAGACTGAAGACCAGGCCAAGAAGTCAGTCCCAGCGGGAGTGGTGGAAGCGGCTCGACTGAAACTGCTGATGGAACTCTCCAAATGAGCGCAGGTCTATACACAATCAACGACATTGAACAGGGTGCCGATTGGGCCTTGTACTTGACGTTTCAAGAGGCAAACGGGACGGCCACGAACCTGACCGGATGTTCTCTGAGGATGAAGATCAAAACCGACTACACGAGCAACAACGGCACAACGGTCGCCAACCTGACTTCCCCATCTGGCGGGATCTCGATCACATCGGCCATCAATGGGACTGTGTCTGTGGCCATGCCAGCATCGCAGACGGCCAACATCACGGCTGGCGATTACGTGTATGACCTTAAACTCATCTCCAATACTGGCGCTGTGGACTATGAAATAAGGGGCGGGCTTGCAATCCTGCCGAGTGTGACCGAATGAGCAACTCGATTGTCATCCGCAAGAACTCCGGAAACAGCCTGACCATTGCTAAATCTGGGAGCGTCAGCACAACGCTGGTTCCAGCCACAAATAGCACGCTCGGCGGGATTACTGTCGGAGCAAACCTGACGATCACAGGGAATGGGGTACTGTCGGTAGCCAATACGTTTCAGCCAAAACTTGCGAACACGACATATGGCTTGACTGACACAGGCATACCTTACATCCCCGGATACACGGATTACTATATCAGAGGCGAATATGTTGCTGACGGCCTGAAGAGATATTATATTGGCTTGCGAGGGGAGAAGGAAACAGGTACGGGGACTTACTACGACCCTGACAATTATGCAATCGGAAGCTACCTTTACAACTCGAACGGAACATTGCAGTCTGCTACCAGCGTTGAAACTGATGGGCTTAACCTTTCTTTAGTGTCGTCAAACACCCAAGGGTTTTCTACAGTAGTATCGGCACCAGGCTTTGCCTCCATAATAGCAAGTAACGCAACATCCCAAAGCGTTCTAAGTCTTGGCGGTGGAGTTATCTCGGGTAATGCTCAGGGTGGATGTTTTCGGCTCCGAGGCAACCTTGGTGGCACAGGGGATAACAGCCAAGATTACCAGCTTGTATTCGGGCCTAACTCTAGCTTTGACAGAGGTATCAGTTTTCAGCAGGTTGCTTTAAAGTCTACAATTGGATTCCAATATATTTACACGGCTTCCAGCATTGATTACAACATGACCAACGGATTGGTCTTTGATAACAGGCCAAGTCTGGGCGGTTTTTCAGGAAACCCAGGTAGCCACACTTCTTTCCAGCATACAACTGACGCTGTCATTTCAGGCGTAAGAACTGGTACAGAGATCAGGGCATCACGAAATAAAGCCGAACTGTTTTACCTCAATATTTCGCCAGTCTACACATCCAACTCAATTCTAACCCAAGGCTACGCTGACACTCGTTATCAGGCTGTCGGGTCTTATCTCACATCCGCAAACCTGACCTTTGCCAATCTCACAGGCACGCCCACAACGCTCGCTGGTTATGGCATCACTGACGGTTTAACCTCGGCCAATCTAACTCCATACCTGACAATATCCAGTGCCAACGCAACCTACGCAGTCTTGGGCCATACACACAGCATCGCGAACGTGACAGGCTTGCAAACCGCACTTGACGCCAAGCTCCCATCAGCAAATTTCACTTATGCGAACCTGACAGGCAAGCCAAGCACATTTACTCCATCGGCTCACACGCACGCTATTTCGGAGGTCACAGGTCTTCAGACCACACTGGATGGCAAGTCTAGCACAGGTGCAAACAGCTTTACAGGCACGCAAAACCTACAGGATAACGAGCTGTTCAGGGCCAAACTTCGTGATTACAGCGAATCTGTCTCCAGCCCAACAATCTCATCCGGCACGCTCACGCTCAATCTCGAAACGTCCAATATATTTACGGTCAACTTAAACGCAGCAATCACCACGCCCATAGTTATAACAAACGTCCCTGCAAGCGGTTCCGGCGCTTCATTTACGCTGATATTCACTGCTGACGGGATACCAAGGTCAGTTAGTTGGCCTACATCAATCAAATGGGCTGGTGGAACTCCTCCAACGATTACATCTGCGATAGGCAAGGTGGATTCGTTCGCATTCTTTACCTCTGATGGTGGAACGACTTGGCAAGGTTACATTGGAGGTCAAAACTTCTAATGCTTGCAAATATAATCCGCAATAGCAAAAAGTCTGTCGGTGGTGGAGGTGGAGGTATCGTCATAGATGGTGGCGACCCTTACTATTCAGCCGTTTCGCTGATGCTCAGTATGGATGGAACGAACGGATCGACCACGTTCACGGATAGCAGTTTAAACGCACTGACGATTACGCCAACATCCGCAACGATTT